CACGCGAGATCCCGCGCTTTTCGCTCGTCAATGCGGAGTCGAAGCGTCCGAAGTTGCGAAGCTTCGCCTGGTTGACCATGCGGTCAAGGGCGGCTTTAGGAGAGACGAACGAAATGGCCTTGGTGATGATGTCTTGAGTCATGGTCGTTGCGTCGGAAAAGTCGGCGTGAAACGTCTTACTCTATTCCCGCTGGCATTGTCAATAGCGGCCTGTAATTCTTTGATCGTCTGTGCGACCTCGGCAAGATTAGCGCGAGTGAACGAGCGCCCTGCGATGCTATACGACGCGCCTGCAACGGCTATTGCCTTCAAGCAAGCCGTGAAATCGGTCTGTAATTCTTGCAAGGTCGCAACCGGAAGACCGAAGAATGATTTGTTCATCGCCATTTAAATGTTCGTTGTGTCAAAAATAAACCCTAGCCCAAAGCGTCCTTCGGATTCATCTGTCGATTCAGAATGTCTGTTGCGCATGGCAAGCCAGCCAGATGGCGTGACGGGTCACGCATTGGAAGATATGTCAAAAGCAACTGCCGATCATTTTCGTAACGCCACGAAAATGATCACTCGCCTATCGGCAAAACGCCAGCGAGCATCGCGGACGCGAGTGCGATACACTCGCAATCCCACAGATGGTTCGGACGTCCGCCGATGCGAACCCATCGTTGCTCGACTTGTTTTGTTTTGGAATTGGTCACGTCTTTTTTCATCTCCGACAACATCTGCTTTCGGTAGTCATCCGACACGTCCCGCGCGACTTCCCACTTCGGCGTGGCGTCAGCCTGGCGAAGTGAAGCGAGCTTGTCCTTTATGCCTTCGTTCGAGAAAAAGAAATATGCGCACTTGAGTCCATCGCTTCCGGCCTGTGCTCCTTCGATCTTAGAAACGAACCGGCGCGTGCGCCGTCCGCCGTCGATATGATAAAACCCGTCCTGCCCCGATCCGTGCGAAGCTGTCCACCCACGCCGAGCGCATTGCTCATAAACAAGCGGAGTGTCGTAGCCAGCATCAACAACAACGCATCGCGGAACAACGTCGAACTGCTGTTGAATGGCGTCGAGCGTTTCCCACGTCAGCGGCCTCGACTCGTGCAAGAGCATCGAAGACCCATCAACTCGGAAGGCGCGGACGATGCACCAGAAGTGGTCGCGTTGTTTGTCAACGCACATAAAGCGTCGGTGCTCGCCGTCGATCTTCTGGCCTTCCAAGTATTCGGCCTTGGCGTAGTCGCCGGTTGTGATCTCCGGTAAGTCGCTCGTGACTTCGTCCTGCCAAGTCTGCGCCTTGCGCTTTTGAATAAATTGTTTTAACGGCTCCAGGTTGCCGCTGCTCTTGGCTTCGTTGGCCTCGATCCACTCTTTCACAATAGAAAACCACGGAATCCACCAGACGGCGTAAGCCGGATACTCGAACGAGCGATGCCCCCGAACCGGATGTGGGTTGAGTGCGCGGTAGCTTGCATTATTTGCAAGGTTTCGTCGAGTGCTCGCGTCGTCTTTGTAGCGCGTTTCGCAGTGCTCGCATTTCATTCGCACCGAGTCCTGCACCTTGTCCCATAAGATTCCGCCCTTGTCGTCACGCTCGGTCACATATTCGATCTGGTCGAATAGGTAACGCTGCCAGTTCCCACAATGGGAACAAGTCCATCCCCACACTTCCCGCGTTCCGCTGTCCCATTCGGCGTCAGCCTCATGCCCTGCGTCCCATCCTTGCGACACTAAAAGCGTTTTGCGGTTCCAGCGGTCATGGTGTCGCGCCTTGAGTTCCTTGATCATCCCGCTTTTCCACCGCCAGACCTCGTCGCCGATGCAATAGCGCATCGATTTTTCTTGCAAGTTGGTCATGTTCGCGCCTCCCGCGAAAAGAACCATATGTGGGAAAAGTATAGTCGTTTTTCTGAGGGAATGGCGGTCTTCTGGGAATAGGTCTTTGACCGGCTGGCATTCGTTGAAGATCGGCAACAAGCGCGACTCCGTCCAGTCCTTGACCATGTCATCCGTCTGCCCTACGAACAATGTCGGCCCAGGCTTTTGAGCCACGATGAAGCAAGCCAGCGTTTCCATCATCGTTGTCTTGCCGCCCCCAGTCGGAGCGCGGAGAAAGACCTGCGTCGTTTCGTCATCACTTGCCGCAAGCAACGGAGCGTTGAGCCACGGCGCAACCGACGGATCGAAGCGCGAAGCGCGATCCGAGTTTGGAAAGCTGACGTGATCGCTTGCCCAGTCAAGTATCGTGCCGTCGAACGCTAACTTTATTCCGTCGCGGATGCCTTGTGCTAGTGGGTTCATACTCCGCACATCCCCTCGCATTCATTTCCGAATGATTGCTCGTCGAGCCAAAGGGACAACTGTCCACGCTCGATGTCGGTAGACAGATCGACTTGATCAAGTGGAACACAACTAGGGTGAAGAAACGGAATGCCACGCATTCTCTCTGTCTTTGCCTTGACCTCTTGCAGGTCTTTTTCAAAACGAATAGCGCGTTGAAATTCCTCTGGCTCTTGATCGCGAAGTCGTCGCCACTCGTTGTCGGAGTGAAACGGACAATAAACGCAAGCCGAGCGAGGTGGCTTCGGATATCCGTGCGACTCCATCCACTTGAGGCAGTCGCGGCGACCCATGCGAAGCTCAACAAGCGGCCAGCGATGTTGAGACCACGCCACGCGGCTTGGCTTGATGCGTTGGATTTCATCCCAAGAAATCCCGATCCATTGCGTGACGGTCACATTTTTTTGCCCACGCTTCACTTTCCCATGCAAGCGTGCAGCACGCTCAAGTTGCTCAACTTTGTAGGAGTAGGTGCATTGCCGACCCATAATACCTTTTGACCCATCTTTGTTCTGAATAAATGCAGGTATAAGGCTTTTGCTCCAACGTCCAGTTCCGTCCTTGCGGTCTTTTATGATTAAAGATTCAGAGGTCATGTCGCCCCTAGTGACGCGAATCACAGGAAATGGCAACTGCGGTTCCAGCCAATCCAGCCATTTGTAGACACTAGCCGGTTCGGCCTGCGTGTCGGCAAAGATGGCGGCATCCGGCATCGGCGTGATTTCTCCGTGCTTTGCCATAAGTGCGATGGTGCTGGATTGCACGCCTGCGCCAAGTGATAGAAAAGTAAAATCAGTTTCCGGTGGTGCGTTAAGTGGGGTCATCGCATTCCAAAAATTTGTTTGAGCGCATCGATATTCGGAGACGCTGGCTGTTTAGAAGTCGGCTCCTCTTCACCATCGTACATGGCAACTTCCCACGTTGTCTCAAACAATTTGCGAAGCCCGGCAGCGGACATCGTCACGTTGCCCTCGCCGTCGAAGGATGGATTTCGCTTGGCGTATATTTTCCAGAGTTCTCGCTTAGTCATAATTTCGGCACAGCTTAAACATTTTCTCGACGGCGTCGCGGACGTGAGGCCATTCTTCGGGGTCGAAGCGTAGCTTGCCGCCCTCTTGGCTGACCTCCAGAAATTCACCGCCTGCTTCGTCGACGATCTCGATCTCGGTGACGCTGTCATCAAATATCTGCTCGCCCTTTACTCCGACTATCATTTTTGTTGTTCGTGTTTCGTAGTTCATACTTTTTCTAATTCGTTGCGGATCTCGGCAAGGATCGCCTGCGTGCGCTCATGCAGCTTCTTCCGCAAGCTGGCTTCGTCTAGTCCTGCCAACGCGCCGCTGGCGTCGTTGACGAGCGCAGCGAGTTTGGCCGAGAAGATCGCTCCGATGCGGATACCGGCTTCGCGCACTACGGCGATCTCCACCAACTCTCCTCGGTCTTGCTGAAGCCGGACGCGAATGCGTTCGCTTTCGAGCAGGGTCTTTTCAAGACGCGCTTCGTTCAACGTAGCCGGTGCGGCTTTGCCTGACGCTTGCAAGTATTCGTCGCGCCATTTTGTAGCGTCTTCGATGGACGAAGTTGGGCAGCCCATTTTCACCCATTTTGCAACGGCCTGCTTGGAAATTCCCCACGCATTTCCGATGGCTTCGTGGCTTATTTTGACAACCTTACTTTTTTTGTTCATGCACAAGAGAGCAAAGAGAG